GGTACCTAAGGCGTCCGTGTAGACAAAGTCGTTAACTGCAGGAACCGAGCCACTACCGTTGTGGTAGTATGTTGAAAGAGAGGGGGTAAGTGAACATGCATCAAAATCTGTTGTTTGGGCAGTTCCATCCATACTGAAGGAGCTAATGACTGGTGCTGTTGTAGTTGTTGTAGTTGTTGTGGTTGTAGTTGTACCAGTACAAGATGTACAGTCTGCATATATTACGACGGGGTTTTCTATTAAATAATATGGGTATGATCCTGATGAAGTGCTTGTTATCTCCCAACAGTTTCCATCCGTAGTCTTAACTACATTTCCAGCCACTATAGCTGAAGATGTTGAGTCAAGTAGAGTGACAGATGTTGTAGGATCTGCACATAAGGTAGCATTGTAATAGTTTCCGACTGCTGGTATTGTCGTTGTTGTAGTTGTAGTTGTAGTTGTAGTTGTACCAGGACATGCATACACATCTGAAACATATCCATTGTCATCTATCCTAATAACCTCTTGAGAGTTATCAACGAAGTACCACTTGTCTCCGCCATTAAAAGATGTAAATTCATTCTGATCACTATAATCAAAAATTCTATCTCTAAGGGTTGGCACAGGATTAGGTCCATCGAAATACATCCTAGTAAAAGAAATACTAGATGCAGGAGTTATACTACACGCATCTGAGGATTCTGTTGTGAAGTTATTTACATCCATAAGAAATGGCTTTCTATCTGAAGATGATACTACATCTACATTTATCGTCTTACTTGAACTTGTACCAAAGCAATTGGTTGCGTTGATTGTGAAAGAGAACGACAACTCTTTCACAGAGTTTCCAGATATAACTCCATTTTCAAATGTTAGTCCAGTAGGAAATATTGAACTTATACATGGGGTTCCTGCAGAAACAGTTCCGTCGCCACTAGTTATAATGGGTGTAGAATTTGCACAAACAACTATGCTTTGAAATGCAGATATAGTTTTTGTGTATATGTTTGATTCACAGTCTCTTATTGTATATAGTGTTGATTTACTTCCTCCAGTTATAAGATACTCTGTACACGAAGTTAAAACATTGAATGATGTAGGATTTCCATACACACTTATAGGTATATTAACCTGTTCTAGTGAGTTTATAACTATATCTTCCTGATATATAAATGGTACAGCAAACTCAGGGCAGTCGCATGTATCTATTGAGTTTACATTTCCTGATGAGTCTACGCTTATATATGATTTACCTGTAGGACTAGGAACAGTACAAGTAACGCTGTCTATCATGTGAAGACTAGAAGATCCGTCATATAATAAAGATCCGTTTGATAATGTATATATTCTATCATTGATAGTTGGTAAATCACCTATACCATTATGATAGTATTGTGTAGTTGGACACTGAGCACACACATCTGAAGCAGTGCCGTTTGCTGTGTCTATGAAGAATGACTTTAGACTTGGCATCACCCTATTTACTATCCATACAGAGTTTGCAAGTGGTGAATCTACTACTACTTGTGCATCGTCTAGTGAAGAGAACTTGTCAAATAATAAAGATCCTGTTCCATTATTAACTGTTCCGTCAATAGGTCTTTGAAGATTTATGTCAGACTGACTTACACCTGCAGCTATTAATGCATTGTAGTTTGCTGTAGAATTCAAACCCACATATCCGCTATCTATAACATCAGTATTATTCCATCTAATCCTAAACCTTACAGGCAAGTCTACAGCCTGATAGTTTACACCAGCTAGTCCTATATCTGTGCCTAAGTCTAAGGCTATAGATCTTGATGATACTATTCCTTTAAATGAAGCTGTTCCTGTACCTATTGAATCTTCATAGTCCCACATTAAATATAGATACTCATAATCATTAGGGTTTTGAAACACAAAATCTCCCTGATAATCTGTACCATTGAAGTGTACATTTATAGCTGTACCCAATGATTTTATTGTTGACTTATCTGTTTCTGAATACTCCTGATCTGTAACGAGGTAGTATATCTTGTTATTTAGGCTTGGTGAAAACTCAAGGTATCCAGTAGATGGATCACCTGCTTTTACTGTCACCGTTGATCCATGATAGGGTATAAAATCAATACCTCCTATTCCAGTCCTTTTATCAAATAAAGCAATACCTGTAGGAGCGAGTAGAATATTATCAAACGTAAATTCACTACTTCCTGTGTATTGATAAGACTGACTTAGTTTCATTTTTAATCTTGTTTATTTAATACCACAACTTCAACTGATATTGGTCTTCCTACAGACTGGGTTAGTGTAAATACCTGAGTCTGACTTGTACAGTAGGTGACCACAAAGTTAATAGTTCTTGTGGAACCTGTGAAGTTATTTGAAATATTTGCATAAATATTTTGCGCACCATATCCAGATGTAGATGATGGGCTAACCCATGATGTACCATAGCCAGTATCAACAAGTGTTATTGACCATGAAAGGGATGTGAATATGTTAAACATAAATAATGACAAACCTCCTGTGTTATTTTGCACATTCAAGGATGAGGGTTTTATTGTAAGATTACATGGATTAACCCTTCTGTTATTTTCTGTTGACAGTGTATATCTATTAGAGTAAGGATCAAACCCTCCAAGCTTTTGCTTGTTTGGATTATCCTTCAGCTCATCCCTGAAATAGTCAGTCATACCTAAAGAAGATATCTCATTTACAGATCCTCTTTCTATTCCTATAACTGCACCCCTTCTTGCATCTGTAAAATACATGTCTCCAGCATTTGTTGCAAAGCTTTCAGGGTTGTTACTGATTCCATACTCTACAGGAAAAGGTATCTCGTTACCTAATACCTCAGGTATGGATGCAACCTGTCCACCTCCTACTGAGTCAAACAAAACATTCTTACCGTAAAGAACCTTGTTTATCTTGTCCTGGTGTAGTACAAATACATCTGTATCTCTAGCATACAGCTTTTCAATGGCACCAAACTCTCTGTCCAGATCCTTAAAGTTTGCAAGAGAAAGATTAAACTCATTCAGTCTATTTATAGATGTGTCTCCCCTAAACACACCGCTGTATGTAAGTGAAGCCTCCTTACGCTCGTTCTCGTAGTCTTCTATGATACTTGTAACCCTAGGACTGAACTTCATGTCTGAGGCATTAAAATCGTCACGTATCCTGTTTGACTCAACACCATTGCCAAATGAGAAGGCATTGAACTGACTGTTCTGTGCTGTCGTCTGATTTATTTCTATGAATGCACCTAGGTTTGTGGCAGTCTGATCCTGCTCCCATGTCTGCTTATAAATTATTCCTGGCTCTGCTGGTGCACTTCCAGGGAATAAAAGATCAACAATAACGCAGTACTGATTAGGCACATATAAAACAACATAGTAAGGATTTTCTGTGTCTGGATTTATTTCAGGTACGTTTGTAGTTCCACCTGCCGCTGTGTATATATATTGACCTACAGACAAATTGTGAGGTTTGTCTGTCGTTAGAGGGGCCGCAGGATTTAATGGCCCTAGGATTGTTTTTGTTTGCAGCTCTGTAGGAAGACTAGGGAATACAGTAGCTGGATTAGTAAAGTCAGCATAGTCCCATCCAACATGATGAAGTCCGTTCTCTATATCGTAAGAGTCGGTAACCTCGTGATAAATTTCTACATCCTCCTCCCTTGGATCTGTCTCGCATACCAATGGATTTGGAGACTGTTCGATAGAAAATGTAACTCCAATAGATCCAATATTGGAGTTAGTATTGCTTTGTTCTTCTGTTCCAATACCATAATTTCTTATAAGCATTCTCATTGGAAATTCTAACCTTGTATTTGAAGGACCTATATTTGAAAGATAGTTTACATTTATACCCTGCATAAATTCAGATGAATATACTGGATCATATTTAGCCCTTCTAAAGCACACGGATTCAGCATCTTGCGCACCTGTATACGAAGGATGCTCAAAATCTATATAGGCATTAGATTCAACAAACCACTCCTCAAGATTATCATAAAGACCATCAGATATAAACTCCTGAGTATTACTTTGACCTGTACTTGCAACCGTAATATCTATTTTTATTCTTGCTAATGGTTGAATCTTTAATTCTGTATTATGATCTTCATTTGATGTGCCTCTTACAACAACCTGACCTTGATATTGAATACTTGCGTTTGGATCTTGACCGTCAAATGTTTGAGGAGACGTACCATTCGTAGGTATAGCTCCACGATAATAACCTGATCCTAGCTGAAAATAATTTCTACTTATATCAGCTCTGTTAGATCTAAACATAATCTTCCACTTGTCACCTATGGTGTAGGATGAAGTCTGATTAAAGTTTATCGTGCACATCTGACCTGCTTGTGTTGATCCAATAGAGATAGCATTATAATAAAGAGGTATATCTCCATCTATGCTTTGTGTTTCCGCTTCCCAGTCGCTTGATCCATTTACATTTCTAGTGTACTTAAATGTTGTTGGGTTTATACCATCTATCTCTACAGAAACCCTTATATCTTTGCCAAATTGAGTCCAGTTGTTAGGGCCAGTAAACTCAGTTGCCGTTAAAGAGTTTAAATCGTTCTGACCATAGTATGGATGTGTGGTGTCCATGTAATCTATAGTACCATGTTCCATTGGTCTTATATTATAGCCAGGAAATGGGATAATATTACTCGTAGTAGATTGGGATACGTCATTATTTTCAAAAGTTTGAAGGTCAGAGTTTGAAAGCTCTGTATCATCATCTACCTTTATCTTGAAATATAATCCCGATTCAGCCCCAGATATATTATCAAAACCTTCAGACTTAAACTCAAACTCAAGTATCTTATATTTCTTGTTTGAGTATGTAGGACCTCCAGCCGTTGACTTAAATATAACGTACTGACCTACAGAAAACTTATCTCTGTCAAACTCATTTATTCTAAAATATCTATACACATCCTTCTCATAAAACCATAATGGAAATATGTTATAGTATTCCTTCTTTGCCTGCTTAACTACAAGCCTATAGTTTGTGGCCCAGGTTGGTGCAGTATTTTGTATTTGAACCTTTAGACTGTTACCCTTGTCAGACTCTGTTGATGGTATATATACAGAATTGCTGTTACTTATCAATGCGGTTGTCATACGTCCATAATCATCACCGTATATTATCCCAACCTCATAATCTCTGTCTGTCCTGAATGTACTCAAGGGAGTCCCTAAAGGTGTCAATGCGTCTATACTTGTGTATGTAACATTGAAGTTAACTGAATCTACATCTCTGAACTGTGTGTAGTTACCGTATATCAACCTGTTACCTATAATCTCCTGAGCCTGAGCAAGGAGTGGTACATTATCAAACAGCCTGGTTACCTGGTCAGATGGAAGAGGTGCATATATCTTATTATTACTAAATGTATAGCTAGATGTATTTATATTACCATTTATTATAAGATCATCCTTTACGATAGACTTAACGATCTTAACATTAAGACTTCTTGGATCGTATGCCAGTATCTGTACCTCTGTCACAAAACTATTACCAAGTTCAAAAACAATGTCACACTGATTGTATGTATTTATCATTGACTTGTTGTCTCCCGTAAATGGATCTATATTATAGTTTGATGGCTTGAATGCAACGCCTGAGTATGGAGACATTGAGCTGTACTCATTGTCTACGTATTTATACCTGTATGCGAAGTATAAAAATTTATCCTCCATACTATTAGAAAGAACATCTGAAGAGTTAGATGGGTATATAACTGGTGCCTTTAATGGCGGCCTTAGTATCACATCTATATCTATATCTATCCGAGAGTCATCTACAGAATATTGTTTAGCTCTAGCTATGTTTATTTTTCTAGGAGCATTAAGGTTATCTGTCCAAAACAGAAGTGCTCCTGACTCTGGCTTATTTCCTGGTATATAATTAACTCCAGTGATCAAATATTCCTGACTAAGATTTAACTGACTAGGGTTGCCTCCAGTCTTAGTACAAAGCAATACCTGTGTGGTAGTATTATCAATCTCATTATACTCAAATATGGCGTCATAGTTATCTGATGATATAAACCAGTATATGAGGTTAAGTGGTTCGTATGCTATGGCACCTATAACCCTAGAGTTAAGTGTGTTTATAGCTGGAACATATCCTGACAATAATGCCTGTATGTCTCCAATCTTAATATTACCTAACGAGTTGGAGATAGATCCTATATTAGATCCCTCAGACGTGTCTATACTTATGTTGAGTGCATCAGAATACTGACCTCCAGACAAAAGCCTTTGATCAAGATCCTTGTTCATCTTCCCTCCCAGGAATGTCTTCTTTAATTCCATACTTACTTAATCCATTTATCTCTACCTCTCAGGCTCATTAGAAGCCTAGATGGATGTAGATTACTTAGTCTAATCTTTGCATTTCTTAGAGTGGCTGTCTTCTCCTTACGAGCCCTCATGATAACATACTCCTGAACCCCTGTCTTGTTGTTTAGTAGAGCCCATTTTATGTAGTTATACATGTAATCCTCAGCCATTTTATTTATAGTGATCTTACTATCGTCCCCGTTCTCCATTCCGTCAGAGACGTACTCTAGAACTATATGCTTGTTCTCTATACCTGAAGAAAAATCTATAACACCAGAGGCCTTATTTATTGAAAACCTAGGGTTATTATTTGCATTCTCTGTGTCCATACCATAACGTCCACCCATTCTGTAACCAAAATACCAGTCACCGTTATAGTTATATCCGTCACACCCATTGTATGCACCACCTCCCATATAAAGACTTTTTTCCTGTCTTAGTATGTCTAGTCTAGAATCACCAGTAACAATCTCTCCATCTGCATCAAAAAGTATATCAAGGTTATTGTCCTGTAGATATCCAGTTGCAGATATTGGTTGCCTGTTCTCGGTCAATGGAAACAAAACGTTTCCACTAAGAACAGATATACGTACATAGTTTACGTAGTCAGGAGGCATTACCATCTTAAGTTGGTCTCCCATCTCCTGCTCTATAACCTTTATATTCCTTAATGCGTCATAATTAAGTTCCTGTATCGCTCTCTTTGCGTGAAATAGTATTGCGTACCTGTCTACATTATTTACAAGCTTATCGTTACCCACATACATAAGCATGAAGTTATTAACGATGTCAGCCAGCGAAACATACTGGTACTCTCCATGATTTAAATCTGTAGGTATGACACCTCCATTAGTATAGTATTGATAGTTCGTTATGTATGCCATGTTTATTGTTTTTGTTGTGCGTCCTGAAGTTCTTCAGACTTTGCAGCCTGAACAATGTCAGCTTCTCTTATTGATATTCCAGAGTACTGTAGTATCTTTATAACAAGGTTTGCAAAGTCACTCTTAGGAAGCTCAAAGTCTTGGTAGTCAGATGCAGATCCATCAAACATAGGATCAGTACCAGCTGTTAACTGAACATACGTCCAATTAGGATCTACTGGATACCTTACATATCCCATGGATACGTTTGATGTCACAGTGGTGGGATATACTATAAATCCTGTCTCATCCAATGTGTACACTGGGTATGCAACAGTAGGTGCCGTTAAGTTTGAATTTACAAGTTTTAGAGCCTTGTTCTGGCTTACCTTCTCAATATCTACAGAGTTGTTATATATAAGCTTATCTACAAAGTAATAGTCTGTAGGTGGCGTAAACTTTGACACCGTGTAGGTCAATGCAGTTAGCTTGTAAAAAGTGTCTATAACGTCCGCTATCTTTTTAGGTATATCTGAATACCCCTCGCCATGTAGCCTTGCGTTCTGCTTGACTATTGACATGCTGTATGAGTATATGTACTGCTCGAATATCTCAAGCTGTGCCTGCTTCGCAAACAGGTTGAACTCAAACGGGGTTATATATCCCCTGTTCTCCTTGCTGATTATAGACAGTACAGTATTTCTTACTTGATTGATCATCTATCTAGTTTTAACAAAGATAAATAAAAAA